TCTCCTGTATTTATAAATCCGAATGGTGTGACCTCATCCTCAATCATTCTAATTCTAGCATCATATAGCTCTTTTCTAATATTTATGTTAGTCAATTCTTTAAAGTATGTATTTGTAGTTAGCCATGAGAATAAAACTAGAGGCATGACTAAATCATCATGATATCCTTCATCCGCTGAGTAGCTGTTCTTTCTTTGAATAAACGTAGAGATTTCTGAGATAGTATCTGCATCTCGAATGATCAGTTTCTTTTCTTCTACCATAGATTTAAAGTTAGAGCATCCAATGCGCTTCACTTTCTTATCAGTAATAACTCCGAGTTGTGTTTTACCGCCACCAAAGCCGCCGTTTACAACTTGTCCATTTGGTGTTCTATTGACAGAAATGATATTCTCATATTCATAATCGCTGTATAGAATTTCTGCTACTTGCTCAGACGTATTAACTTCAATCAACACATATGCATCATTATAATCTTTGCCAACTTTGTAGATTACTGAAGGATATAGCAGTGGGCTAATCGTGTTGTTCTTGTATTTGCCTACCATTACGTAAGGCATCTTAGATATATTCAAAATCTGAAACGCAGAGTAGTCTCCTCCCACGCCCTTTGCAGTATCTGCAATAATAATATATGCGCAATCTTTCTCTGCTTTCTCATAGATATCTAGCCCATCTTTAGAATAGATTGGCGCATCGGCTGACATTTGTGCAATAGTATCAGAAGCAATTAGAGTTAAACTTGATCCTAAGAAGTTACACAATACTTCTTGATTGAATTTCAATTCTCCTAGAAGTCTTCTTTGCTCTGTAGCCCATGCTTCATCACGACCAGGAATCTCCCAGTATGGAATAAACAACGGCACGAATCCATTTCTATCGTTCTGTGCGTCATTCCAAAACTTCCAGAAGTGATTATATCCAAGCGGAGTCGAACTCAATAAAATCTTTGTAGTTTCACCAGCAGAGATTGTAGGATAAACAGAAGCAAAGAATTGATCTGCTACTGTATTAGGAATGATTGCAGTTTCGTCAACGTATAGTAAGTTAACAGATTTACCACGAATACCTGAAGCTGATGTTGCTGCTGTAAATACTTTCGAACGATTCTCTAATTCAATGTCGCCCTTGTTCCATGTAGTCACGCCTTGTTGTAACCAAATAGGAAGATTCTCATACATCAATTGATAACGATATAATACTTCACGCGCAGCATTAGCTTTGTTTGCAAGAATAGCGACTGTTTTGCTTTCTTGAAATAGTGTGTACCAGAGAATGTATGCTGCTGAGGTTGTTGTCTTACCTTGCTGACGACCTTCCATCAAAATAACTTTGCGGTTATTATGAATGATGTTTACTTTATTTACTTGACATGGATACAATTTGAACGGCTGAATGCCATGATCCAGTGTGACAATCTTACAGTAAGTTTCAATAAAATATATTGGATTTTCTGCACACTTTAGATACTCTTCAACTTGTTCTTTTGTAAAGTTTAGAACTACTCCAGCTGCTTTCAGATTATTATTACCTAGATAGGTCTTAATCATGGTATTATTACTTTCCTTTTATCAGCTTTTGAAGTTCAGCAGTACTTCCTACAAATAGTGAATTATTTGTCACAATATTTTGTGATTGTTGTGTAGTGTCTTTACCTTTAGCTTCTCTTGCTTTTTTACCTAGCTCTAATAAATCTTTGTTAGTATCTGCTAAAGTTTTAATCAATTGTCCAACGACTTCATACGCTCTAGGAGATTCACCCTCTTTTGCAAGAAATATGATACTCTCCATCGCATCTTTACCATTCTCAATTAAACTCTTTAGATTATTTCTTGCATACTCATAGTCATCATCAATATTAGTTTCTTCTTTAGATTTTTCTTTTACTGGTTCCGACGCGACGACATCAATTACATTCTCGCTACTAGTAGTAGTAGGAAAAATATTTAAAAAATTATTTAATTTGTCATCTATTGTCGGCTTCATCATGGCGCAACATATGGATCAACCACTGCTCCAGGTAAACTAATAATCGAACTAGTAGTAGTGAAATCTGTAGTATTGCCAGTCAATATGCTTGCTTGTCCTGCTTGAGTTGCATCTATATCTGCAAATTGAGCTACAGTTACATTGATAATATACTTCTGTCTATTGATTGGTCCGAACAGATATCCTTTGACAGTAAAGTCCAACTGCCAAGTTAATACTCTTCTGCTAGCATCAAAGTCACCTTCATAAGAATCATCCGTAGTAACGGAAGTCAATTCGATAGGAATATCTAAATTAATATTTAATTCTGGCAATGCTTTAATTGTTACAGTATAATCTGGAGTAAAGAATGGTAGAATCTGTTCAATGATTTGTGTTCCGTCTTCTGCGTTTTTAACAAAAACATATAAAGAAAAACTCATATCATATGGAACTGGAGCGTATACGTAGCCAAAATCTTTGCCGCCATTATCTACACCACGAACTATTTTAGTAGAACTGTTTAATTTTCTTGATGCTGCATAAGTTAGACCCGTCATTTCAAAGCCGAGTCTAGGCATTGTTGCTGCAATATCTCTATTTAAAGTTGGGTCAGCAGTTACACGTTGAATAGATTTTTGTTTTGGCGAATACTCTAGAGGCACATTTAGCGTCTGAATTTTATTTCCTGAACTGTCAAATCTATCAATCTGAATATCATTAAATATGTTGCCAAACATAATTACGTATTTGCGTAATACTGAGTGGTAGAAATCGTGTCCGAACATCATAATTAGAATCCCTTAGCGAATGGGTTAGTTTCGGAGAAGTCTATAACGTCTCCTTCTAGCAGTTTACTGGATAGTAACTGGTTATCAGCAGCAACTTCAGATCCAGCTAATGAATTGCCTTCGTCAACAATATATGTTCCGTCTTCAAGAAGAACTAATGTATCATCTTCAGCAAGAAGTTTCTCAATAAATGCTGTAGACAAACTGTATTGATCTTCAACAATATCGATAGAAGCAATACCAGTATCAATTCTTTCACTAGAGTATTCGAATCTATTGCATCGAATTTCGTATGTGTATACATCGCCTAGCTGATAGAAGTTTTCAATGTTTTCTGTGAATGCGATTTCATACATGTATCCTAGCATAGGTATCCAGATCAAATCGCCTTCTCTAGGTCTTAGAATACCAGAATAATCATATAGCTCTTCTGTCAATAGATTGCCTGATCCATCTATAGGATCATCTGTGACAATGTTGTATCCATATTCATTCAGTACGATAGGCTTCATAGAATCTATGAAACGTTTTTGTGAAACTACAAAGGTAATCGATTCGTCAATCTGAAGTCCGAACTTAGTTAGAAAGTCTTGTTGTCCCATAAAGCCATCATAGCTCTTGACATACAATTCCATTTCAAGGGCATCATCAAATATCATAGATCCATCTTCACCGTAGATCATGTCTAAACTAACATGTGTTCTAGGAAGATAATATGAATCTATGCCATAGATTTTAATAGATTCTATGACTAAATCTCTAATGAGAGTCTGCTCCGATTTTATAGGAGAGTATTGATTGAAATACCTATTGCGCGCCATATTATCCTAGCATATCGCTCACAGGAAGACTATATGAACTCATCATTTCTCTTTCAAGATTTTCGATATCGTCACCAGCTTCATCCCAGATTTTCTGGCCGTTGAATGTGATTCCACCAGGCATTGCCATGCCTTCAAACTTCTTCAAGTTTTCACCCCATTGACGTTTGATCAATGCTGTGCAATATTTCTTTAGGAACATATCATTCCAAACGTCAGTATATGTGTCTGGATTAAGAACTTGATATGCTTCAACAATAATGTATTCTCCGACAAGAACCTTTTCTGACCAAGCCATGTCGATGTTTAGTTTATTTGTATGTCTGTTGAATCTTAGTGATTGTTTGCCTACGAATAGTTCTTGTGCAAGTGAAATGTTTTGCAGAGCCATATAGTATGGAGCAAACGGACCATAGTTGAATGCGAACAAATCGTTTAGTGCAATCTGATATCTTAAATTGAATAGATTGTTTGTAGAGAAACTACTGCCGATATCAAAAATATTGATGATGCCAATGATTTCATCAGGAATTGATAGATACTTATTGTCAATATCTTCTTGAGTTACTTGATGCGCAAGATACACCTTTTCAGTACCATCATAATGATAATCGCGGTAATACTGAAGCGCCATTTCAACGCAATCTTCAATCTGTTCTTCTGCTACGTTTATTTCTAAAAGAGGCGCGCCAAGTCTTCTAAGACAGTATTCTTTAAATTCGTCTCTATTTGCTGGTTTGCTAGTACTCATATTAGTATTCCTCTGTTATCCTGTTTATCTATTTATAACAAAGAAAATTTATTAATACCAAACTCTACGAGGTGTATCTAAATCAAGTGCGTAGGATTCTAATTCTGGACAAACTTCTCCTCGAACATTTACGTGCCAACCATCAATAGGAATTGGATCGTTTACACGAATAATTCTAGGTGTTAACTCTGTGCGTCCGGGTTCATTATAATAAACTTCCGACTCTACAGTAGCAGGATGATACATTATACCAATAACATCAATATCACCAGTGTAATCTTTTAGAACTTCATTAGCTTCTGCTTCATCTTTAAATTTTAGATAGTAGTCCATGCCTATGCTCTATATGTTATGTTATTTAATTGTGTAGCAGTGAATTCTTCTGGGTAGTAGGTAATGCTCTTGATCCATCCATTTAGGTACCATGAGCCACCAGTTTGTCCAATTCTAAGTATTGTTGGTGCAGAATAACTAGCTGCATTAGGAAGAAAGTCTGCTGCTGTTGCTGCACCTGCACCATTGGTTCTTGTCGTAATATTTCCTGTAGATAAATTATATGACACTGATATTTTATCGTATGTGCCGCGAGCATAGCCTACTGTAGAAAGTAGTTTTCCTCCAGCACCACTATATCCATATCTAGCTCCATAGATTGAGGCGCCGTCGACCTGGTATAGTCCATGCTGCCATGCGAAGTATGGAGAACCAGCAATCAGTGCAGTAACGCCATTACTATCCAAAGTGTATCTCTTCATCGACTCTGTAACTAATGTGCCTTGATTATTATTGTAGAATGAGTTAAAATTGTTATCAGTAATAAAAGCATCTTCAGCTTGACGGACAGTAGCCGCTTGTGAAACTACATCCGCTGCGCGAGTTAGTGTAGTTGCGCCTGTTGCAATATAACTTGTTGCGATATTGCCAGTTTCTGCTTGCGCGCCCCAAATATAAAGTCCTGAAGTGCCGTCGCCTGTATATGTGTCTGTATTAGAAAGCCCCGCAGTCATACCCAAATTGCATATTAATGTACCTCCAGTCAAAGGAGTTACTGTCGCAGAACATCTATACCATCCATTGCCATAATAGATAATTGATGCATCTTTAGTCATCATATTGACTGTGTTTGCTATTGTGCCAGTAGTCAATGAAAAATATGCAGTAGGGGCAATTGAATCTGTAAATGACGAAGAGGGAACAAACTCTAGTGATACCATCGATCTTTCAGCAGCCTTAAAGAATGCTGATACTGTCATAGGAACACCGGCAGTAACGCTTGCCATAGTTTGATGTGCGTCATGATGCGTAGTTGAAGTGTCTTCTACTAATTTATCTGCGCTTGTAGTTCCATCGGGTGATGCTATAACGTTTGCAGTAACTGTAGCACCCGTCAGAGAATATGTATTAATCTGTTCGCTGAAGTTATAGAGGTTAGTTGCAGCAGGCTCATACAATAATCTTGGAGGAATACTCAAGTCAACGATTGAGTGTGTGTATCTTGCAGTATTAGCTGAAGCAGTCTTAATAAATCCGTCAGCGCCAATATAGCTCGCATTAGATGCGCGACTAGTAAACGATTCGGTAGATGGAATAAATGAAGTCTGTTGTTTAGATTGCTCTAACTGTGCGCCCCACACATAGAATCCAGCGGCGCCGTCACCTGTGTATGTATCAACGACAAGCGTATCTATTAAGTTAGTAGATACTCCAATAAATAAACTTAGGCTATTTGTTCCTGCTAATCCAGTAGTTCCTGATACGCTTATTCTCCACCATCCATTGCCATAATATTCCGCTGATTGATTGTATGCTATAGCATTACCAGCATTAGCGATTGAATTGAGTGTGCCCGCTGCAACATTAAATCCTGTACCAAATCTGTCTGGCGCTTCAAAACTTGTTGCAACATATAGACACATCGCAACTGGTGCTGTAGTATTCTCATATGCTTTCACAAAAACAGATGCTGTATAATCTAGCGTAGTAACTACAGATGTTCCTAAACTTCCTATAGTATGTCTGCTTGATGTTGTGCTATCTAAAAGTAAATCTGCACTTAGAGTTCCGTCAGGCGCATGTATTCTATCTGGAAATATTAAATTAGATCCTGTTTGAGGAAGAGTCCAATATCCATTATTTGTAGTGAAGTCACATGCAGAAGCTAAGTAATTTGTTTTAGTATTTTCAATAAGAAGTCCTAGCGCCTGTCCTGTAACAGGAGAATATTCTATTCTAGGCTGATTGATCGCTGCATACGCAATATATCCGTTCTTATTTACATAAGATGCAACAGAGTTTCTTGTGTATGTAATTCTAGGATCAATGCTATTAGCACCACTTGCAAAATTTAATTGAAGCGATGGTCGAGTTGGAACAAAATTATTTGATAAGCTCATTTTATTACTTTGTTAAAGCTTGAAGTTCGGAGTCGGTTAGACGACGAGGATAGTAGGTGACGCGATGTAGGTAGCCGTTTAATGGGAAAGTGCCTCCACCGTCTACCCCAAGCCTTAGTTGGTTTACTACGGGAATATTAGCAGAAGAATCTGTTCCAACAGTCCCTCCATTTCGTACCCAAGCAATATCATTAAGTTTATACGCAAACACAGAGTTAGTTACTATATTTGCTAACGCGGAGTCTAGGATCCCACCCCATACAGTTGTAGTATCATTCACGCCGATAAAAACTGTCTGTGAGCTAGCATTTGTTGCGCGAATAATCATTCGGTTATTGTTTGTGCCGTCTGACAGTGCTACAGTCCCATTGATTTGGCTTACAGAAAAAGTTGTATACTTTGCATACAATGTACCTTCAGCTGGATTAAACCAAGGACTAAGCGTGTTAATCGTTGCTACGTCTGCTGCGCGGGTGACTGCTGCGTTTGTGGTGGGGATGTAGCTGGTTGCAAATGCACCTGCTTCTAATTGACCGCCCCAAAAGTCAACTTCATCTCCGATAGTGCTACAATAAACTCCTACACGCCCGACTGTCTGTGTTGCTGTCACTGTAAGAGAATACCTCGCCCATGTGCTAGTGATAGTTACTGGTGTATTGATGTTTTCAACTGCTCTAATACCTACTGCGCCTGTACCAGTCCTACGCCTCAGCCAAATAGACACTGTGTAAGTTGTACCACTTACAACTGTAGCAGCAGCATTTTGTACAGAACCATTTACGCTCGTGGCTGTAATAGTTGCGGCGGTAACCCCGCCTGTTGGGTCAGAAATACCTGTTGTTTTAGTTGAATTGGATGCAGACCAAGTTGTTTGCGTAAAATCTTGGCTATAAATACACAGATTTATCCTACTTTCTTCAATAAGAAAGCCAAGCGGTGCTAGTGTCACAGGGTCATGATCAAATCTCGGCTCATTATTTGTAGCAGTCTTAATATTCCCGTCATAGTCTACATAGGTTGCAGTAGTAGATGCGCGAGTGAATGTGATTCTAGGATCAAGTCTATTATTTCCTAAGAAATTTAAATTTAACGACGGTGTTATATTAGGAAATGTGGTAGATAAGCTCATATTAATGTCTTAGTTAAATTTGAAAGTTGTGCATTAGACACTTTGACTGGATAGTATGCAAGCTTACGTTGATGCCCATTATAATTAACAATAGAAGTGCCATCGATGCTATTTTTGCCACCAATCTCCAATCTATCTTCTGTACCAAAAGCGTATGCGCCAGCAGTATCTGTTGCAGTTGATCCAAAGAATGATGCTGCAATCACATTGCTTGTATTGCTATATGAGCCTGCCATTGTAACGATTTGATTATTTGTCGTGATTATTGGACTTGTTACAGTAGCAAGGCCTTCGTCGCTTCTTGAGAGGAATAGTCCTGTGATATTATTTCCACTGCGAGTAAAATTTGCACCAATACC